ATTCTTTCTAACATTGTAGACTTTCAAGTTTACTTTGAAGATGATGGTTCTAAATTAAACATTATGATTGAGCATCAAAATTCAGAACCAAGACCAATCGAAATGGGTTCTGGTGCAGAGAAATCAATTGCTGCTATGGCTATTAGACTTTCTATGCTTCAAGTATCTAATCTACCAAAATGTGATATACTATTTTTTGATGAACCAGCTACTGCTCTTGATAGTGAACATTTAGATAGTTTTACAAAAATTTTAGATATAGCAAAATCTTATTATAATAAAGTTTTTATTATTACTCACATAGATGCTTTAAAAGATTATTGTGATCAAATTATTGAAATACAAAAAGAAAATAATTTTGCTAAAATTATTATTTGAACCTATTTATTATAGACGAACATAGGAGAGAATAAATGATTAACGTTTCTGGTATTTATATGATTAAATGTATAAGTAATCAAGGGATATATATTGGTAGTGCTAAAAATTTAAATAATAGAAAAAATAAACATTTTTATATGTTATTTAATAATATACATCCAAACAAATATTTACAAAACTCGTTTAATAAATATGGAATTGAAAATTTTATTTTTGAAATATTAGAAACAATAGAAAATTGTGAACTTCTTATTGATAAAGAACAGGAATGGATTAATAAATATTCTATTATTAAATCTACTCTTTTCAATATTAGAAAAGAAGCAAGAAATAATTTAGGCATCAAAATAAGTGAGCAAGGACGACTAAATATAATTAAAGGACTTTTAGGAAGAAAGTTAAGTAAAGAAACAAAATTAAAAATTTCTCAAAGTAATAAAGGAAAAATATTTTCACAAGAAACTAAAAACAAAATGTCTTTGGCTAAAAAAGGTAAGCCATCACACTTTAAAGGAAAAAAAAGAAGTATAGAAACAAGACAAAAATTATCTAATAGGGCAAAACTTAAAATTGGAACAAAAAATCCAAATTCAAAATTAAACAAAGAACAAGTATTAGAAATAAGAAAATTATTTAATGAAGGTATATCACAAAGGAAATTATCAAAAATGTTCGATGTTTCAAGAAGCACTATTAAAAGAGCAATTTTTGAGTATAAAGATGTTGCAGATCAAATAATTACAATTGATAATGTTGATGGATTTGCTAAGATTAGTATTTAGAACTAATTAGAGGTATGATAATAACAGAAAATAAATTAAGACAAATAGTAAGACAAGAATTGCTAAATCTTCTTGAGGGCAGAGTTCCTATGGAAGATTTAGCAATTTTTTATAAGTTATTAGAAAATTTACAATACTTTCCACTTCCTAACGAAAAAGAACAAGACAGTATTGTAAAATTAACAACTATAGATTTACGATTAAGCGATTTAATTAAAAAAATTAAACTTTATGTTGATGAAATAATAAATAAAAAAAGAAGTTTAGATGAAGGATTTTTAGATACCTTATCGTATTATTTTGGCAAAGAAAAAAATCCAAAACCAGAGGTATACACAAAAACAGATCTAACGATAGCTATTGATGGGATAAAAGAGAAACTTGCTGAACTTGAAGATACTATTGATTTTAGTAGAAAATCTTTGGGAAGTAGTAGATACTTAAAATACCATGATTCTGATGTAAAACCAATACTTGACCAATTGAGAGACGAACTAAAGGTTACTACACAATCAAATGTTGCTTATCCTGCATCTGACGCTGAATTAGAGTTACCAAAAAGAACTTTGTTTAAGCGACAAAAAAGAGGGGAACAATGATGGCAGTTTTTAAACACGGATTAGATAGAGTATTAAATAAATTTGTTTCAAGAAAATTACTTGTTTGGTTAGTTGCCACAGCACTAATGTATACAGCTAAAATTGAATCTAGCGATTGGATTCTTATCAGTATGGTTTATCTTGGTTCTCAAGGAGTTTTGGACATAGTAGAAAGAATTTATAAAGCAAAAGCAACCACTACAACAATAACGGAAAATAAAAATGTTTAATTTTATAAAACAAAATTGGAAGTTAATTTTAGCATTGTGTTATGCTATAGCTGTACCAATTTATTTTTATTCTTCTACAAAAAATCTTAATGATGCTTTGGATAGTTCAAGAGCTTCATCTACAAAGCAAATAAAAGTTTTGCAGGATGCTTTAAAAGAACAACAAGTTTATTATGATAATCTTTTTGAAGAATACAGAATTCAATTAGAAGTAGAAGAAGCAAGACATAAAGAAGAAATAAAAAAGATTCAAGAAACACAAGCTTATCAGCAATCTTTATTAGCAGAAAAATTTAAAAATGATCCAACACAAATAACTATAATTTTAAAAGATAGGTATAAATTAAATGGTAATTAATTTATTATTAATAAGCAGTTTATCTTTTGCACAAGATTTTCAAAACATACAGCAGGGACAAGTAGCTCCATTCAACGGCACAGTTATAACGCCAGATGGAATTGCTAAAATAATAACAATAGAAGATGCAAAATTAAAAACTTGTCAAGAAGATTGGAAACATGAAATAAATAATTTAACAATAAGTAAAGATACAGAGATTGAAAAATTAAAAAATGATTTAAAAATTACCAATGAATCAAAAGATAAATTAATTTCTGAAAAGGATGAGGAAATAAAAAGAACTTATGAATTAATTAAAAAACAAAACAAAAACATAGTTCCATTATGGATTGGTTTAGGTTTTGTTGGTGGTATTGCAAGTACATTAGGCACTATTTATGCTTACGAGGCAATAGCAAATGATTAAAATATTAATTAAAAATATAGACGCAAATAAATCTAAATCTTTTAAGTGCCCTGCACCAACAAAAGACATTAATTTAAATCTAAAAAATAGAAATAAAGCAATTAAAGAACAACATTATGGTCCTCCAAATCCAAACGAGAAAAATGAAAAGTTCTGGAAAGCCAAACAAAAGATTTGGGAAGTTGACGACGCAGAAGATGTTAAATCTATGTTGTGTGGTAATTGTGCTGCATTTGATATGACAAAACAAATGCAAACTTGTATTTCTGAAGGATTAGATAAAGATGATGATCCTTGGGCTACTATTGAAGCAGGACAATTAGGATATTGTAAAATGCTAAAATTTAAATGTGCCGCAAAAAGAACTTGTGATGCTTGGGTAGAAGGTGGTCCAATAAAAGATTAAGAGGTACTATGAAAGATCCAAATGAGATTGTAAAAATTGAAAAAGCCATAGCACAAAAATATGGTGAAGACACAATTGCAAATCCAAAACACTATTGGAATGAAGACAAAGAAAAAGAATACTTAAATCAATTAAAGGAAGTTTCTAAAAAAGAACAAGAAAAAGACCAAAAGATTGATGTTGGTGGTATTTTTATTTCTAAAAAACTACTTAATAAAGACAGCAAAAGAAGTTGTCCCGTTTGCCAAATTTATTCTTTTGATTTATCCGATGATTTATATATGAATCGATTTGATTGTTGTAGAAAATGCTACATCAAATGGGTTGAAGGAAGAGAAGAAAGATGGAAAACAGGATGGAGGCCAAATGAAAATAACAGTAAGTCGTGAAGAACTTAAACAAATAATTAAAGAAGAATGGGAACGTGAAATGCTTTTGGAAATGCATGATGAAATTCCAATGGGCTACGATGAAACTGTTCAAGGCCAAGACCAAGAATTAGATTACGAAGGTTATATGACAAAAAGCCAACTTTTTAAAATTGGTGAGTATGCACTTAAATTACACGATATGATACAAGATGGCGAAAATCTTCCAGAATGGATGCAATCAAAAGTTTCTCAAATGGAAAAAGATGTTGGTTCTGTCTATCATGCACTTAAATACGACAAAGTAAGAGGGACTGTATAATGGCTACTACTCTTGAAATAATTCAAGGCATCGCACAAGCAGCAGCAAATGCTTATGATGGTTCACACGTTGGTAAATACAACGTTGGTGGAGAAGAAAAGAAAATAGGACTCCGCAGAGAAGAGGGTGACCCAATCCTTGATTCAAGAGTTATTGATGGGTTCAAAGTTAAATTTAAAGGAAATAAACTTTGTGTAACCTACCAAAGTGAAATTTCCATGAAAGAAGTTCATAAAGGTGGCAAGTTTGAATCTGAAATGGAAGGTGTAATGTCTGACATTATTAAATTTTTAAAGAAAGAATACAAAGCAATAACAGGCAACAGTCTTTCTTTGAAACCAGTTGACGAAGTTGACATTTTTGTTCAACCAATTTCAAGAACAAGAACAGATCTTTCTATGTATCAAGAGTTTGAAATTACATCATTAGATAAATCTGTATTGCCAGTTGGCTCACCTTCTGAAGATACTACAAGAGACATTACAAAAAAGTTTCTTTCTATGGGAAGAGAAAAAGCCAAGAAACCTTCTAACGTCACAAGAAAAGACGAAAAGAAAAAAGATTAAAATGAAATGGCAGTTTACCGTCCCACAAAACAGGAAATACAATCTGAAATCTTAAAGTGCGGTAAAGACCCCATTTATTTTATTAATACTTATGCTAGAATTTCACATCCACAAAGAGGCCCAATACCTTTTAGGACTTATAAATTTCAAGATGAAGTGTTAAAAGATTTTAAAGATTACAGGTTTAACATAATTCTTAAAGCAAGACAGCTAGGACTTTCAACAGTCGTAGCTGGTTACATTGCTTGGCTTATGTTGTTTCATCGTGATAAAAACGTATTAGTATTAGCAACCAAGCTTTTGTCAGCAGCAAATTTGGTAAAGAAGGTTAAATACATTATCAAAAGTTTACCAGAATGGTTGGTTATTGCAAATGTAACGATTGACAATAGAAACTCATTTGAGCTTTCTAACGGTTCACAAATCAAAGCCTCAACAACTTCTGGCGATGCTGGTCGTTCTGAGGCTCTTTCCTTATTGGTGTTAGACGAGGCTGGATTCATTGAAGGTATGAATGACTTGTGGACAGGTCTTTATCCTACAATGGCTACTGGTGGTCGTTGCATTGCAATTTCAACTCCTAATGGTGTAGGTAATTGGTTTCATCAAACTTATGTTGGTGCTGAGTCGGAAGAGAATGAATTTCATCCAATAAAACTTCATTGGTCTGTCCATCCAGATAGAGATCAAGCTTGGTTTGAAAAAGAAACCAAAAATCTTTCAAGAAGAGAAATAGCACAAGAGTATGAATGTTCGTTCAATGCTTCTGGTGAGACTGTTATTTCTTCTGATGATTTAGAATACTTACATAACAATACAATTGAACCAAAACATAGAGCTGGTGTAGATAGAAATTATTGGATTTGGAAAGAAATGCGCTCAGAGCATTCTTATGTTTTAGTAGCTGACGTTGCAAGAGGCGATGGTAAAGACAACTCAGTATTTCACGTTTTAAACATAGATACTTGTGAAGTCGTTGCTGAATACCAAGGTAAACTATCGACTGAAGATTTTTCCCAA